CGGTTTCGGTGGGTTGAACGAAGCAGCGCCAGCAGGTGCTAATACTGGTTCAATCGGAACTTGGGATCCTGTGTTAATTTCACTTGTACGCCGTGCAATGCCTAACCTAATGGCATATGACGTATGTGGTGTACAACCTATGTCTGGCCCAACTGGTCTCATCTTTGCGATGAAGGCACGTTATGGCTCAGGTGCTACATCTTCACGTGAAGCATTATTCAACGAAGCAGAGACTAACTTCTCTGGTGTTGGTACTCACGATTCAGATAACGTATCTGGTTTCAACGGCATTAACCCTGCTGGCGATTCTGCTAATGCACTACGTGCAGGTGGAACTGGTACTGGTGATACTACTGCCAATATGGAAGCATATGGTTCAGCTGGTGGCGCTGCTTTTGAAGAAATGGGTTTCACCATTGAAAAAGCAACTGTTACTGCTAAGAGTCGTGCTCTTAAAGCAGAGTACAGTTTAGAACTTGCTCAAGACCTTAAAGCAATTCATGGTCTGGATGCAGAAACTGAACTTGCTAACATTCTTAGTACTGAGATCCTTGCGGAAATTAACCGTGAAGTTATCCGTACTATCAATAGTCAAGCAAAAACTGGTGCTCTTCAAGCAAACGTAACTAAGAACGGTATCTTTGATCTTTCTTCAGACGCTGACGGACGTTGGTCTGCTGAGAAATTCAAAGGTCTAGTAGTACAGATTGACCGTGAATGTAACGTGATCGCTAAAGAAACTAGACGTGGTAAAGGTAACGTAGTAATCTGTTCTTCAGATGTTGCTACTGCTCTTTCTGCTTCTGGTATGCTTGATTACACTCCTAACATGTCTACTACCCTACAGGTAGATGATACTGGCAATACTTTTGCAGGTACTCTGAACGGACGTATTAAAGTGTATATCGATCCATATGCTCAAGCAGATTACATCACTGTTGGTTACAAAGGTACTAACGCATATGACGCAGGTTTATTCTACTGCCCATACGTTCCTTTGCAAATGGTTAAAGCAGTTGGGGAAGATACTTTCCAACCAAAAATCGGATTTAAGACTCGTTACGGAATGGCATCAAACCCATTTGTCGGTGCGACTCCTGCTGATGGTCTTGCTACTGCTAAGACTAACCAGTACTACCGTATCTTCCGTGTGGACAACATCCTCACATAAGAATACTTTAGTATTTGTTTTAAAGGGACTCTTCGGAGTCCCTTTTTTTATGCGTATAAATACAGACAAGGATTAAGTTCTGCGTATCAAGTGGTACGCACCGCAGTTGTGGAAAGGAAACCACAGTCGGAAGTACAAGATAGGAGATTACTATGCGTATAATTGCAATTGCGTTCGCATTGGTTCTGTCTGCTTGTTCAACTGTCGATGCAACTATCGATGGTACTGGTGGTGTTATTAAAGGTGTCGGTTCCGATGTCTTTGGTGTAACTGCCGGTGTATTGGACGTAACATCTAACTTGATTAAAGATGTTGCTACCAAGACTGGCACAGATGCAACTGCACCAACCGAAGAAGAATAGGAGTGCGCTGGCCAAGGATGGCACTTATAACTCGTATAAATAGAGGTATAATTAAGAGGTTACTATGGCACTTACTACAAACAAAAATTACTTACAACCTACTGGATTCAAGTTTATCGTATCTGGTGAGGAATATCAGAACCTACAGTTCTTTGCTCAGTCGGTTACACATCCAGGCGCAAATGCCAACCCAGTAGAACTACCTGTAGCACGTGTTACATCTGTACCATTGGCAGGTGATAAGATCACATACTCTGAACTATCACTTGAAGTTATTCTTGATGAAGACATGAAGTCATATAAAGAGATGCAGAGTTGGTTGGAACGTATCGTCAATGAAGGACAGAGTAATACAGTAGGTGGTACCAAGACGCAAACGTATTCTGATATCACTCTTATTATTCTCACATCACATAATAACAACAACGTAGAAATTAAATACTTTGATTGTTTACCTACCAATATCGGTCAGATAACTATGACATCAAACACAGGTGATGTAGTATACCCAACATTCACAGTAGGATTTAGATTTAGTTCATTCGAGATAAAATAATGCAGAACGTTAATATTATGAATCCCCAAGTACAATCGATACTTGAAGAGTTCCAATACTTCTTTTTAAATCAACCGATTGCGTTGACTAATAATCAATTAAATGGAGACAACCCAGACTACTGGACTGGAGATGAGTTTCTTGAGTCTATCATGGAAGATCATGACGGTAGTCCCAAGAACGCATGTTCTTATTGTTTAAAACCAGATCACTATAACGGACTTGACTCTCAATACAAAATAGTGTATAATGATATTAACGACAGACTCTCTCTTGAACTTGGAGTAAGTCACAGTGCATTGTCTCAGATGTATCCACCCGATGGTTTTATCGCATGGCATACGAATGAGAATGCAGTTGGTCATAATCTGATCTTTACTTGGTCAGAGACTGGTGACGGTTACTTTGAGTACCTCGACAAAGAAGGTAAGAAAGTACGTATGCAAGACAAGGTGGGTTGGTCGTGTAAAGCAGGGTACTTTGGTGCACGTGAAGAAAATGAACATGTATACCATTGTGCAAGAACGAATTGTAAAAGAATTACTCTAAGTTATGTCATGGCAGATACTTCTGACAGAATGCGACCTCTTACTGATTGGTGGGAGGATTGCGTAGAGCATATCCAACGAGGATAAATTTATAATATATAATACAGAATGAGGAAAATATAATGTTAGATCTTGAAAGCATATTGAAAGAATGGAAAGAAGACTGTGTGATTGGACAGCACAAATTAGATGATGTGTCTATGAACACCCCCAACCTACATGCAAAATACTTGCAGTACCTATCACTAACTAAGTTGCAACACAAACGTGCAGAGAATGCACAGTTGACTTTATTGAAACAGAAGTGGTTGTACTACAATGGTAAGATGTCTCAAGAAGAGATCCTTGCCAGTGGTTGGGAACCAGATCCATTTAATGGACTAAAGATACTTAAAGGTGAGATGGAGTACTACTATAATGCAGATCCAGAGATACAAAGATCTGTAGAGAAGATTGAGTACTATAAAACCATTATAAGTACATTGACAGATATAGTTGATAATCTCAAATGGAGACATCAAACTATTGGTAATATGATAAGGTGGAGACAGTTTGAAGCAGGTGGGTAATGGGTATTGATAATACCATAAGAGTGAGATTATTAAACCACTCGTACATGGCAATAGAATCTAACGCAGGTCAAGAACAAGAGTTGAGGGAACATTTCTCATTCTTCGTTCCAGGCCATCGTTATATGCCAGCGTTCAAACGTAAGGTTTGGGATGGTCGTGTTAAGTTATATAACATGGTCACCAAACAAATGAACGTGGGTCTGTATCATCACTTGAAAAAGTTTTGTGCTGATCGATTCTATCCACTACAGATTGTAGACAATACCAAATATGGTATACCCTCACAGACTAATAACGTAGATCACCAGTCACTCATAAAGATTATGAAAGATTGGAAGATGCCGTTTGATCTAAGAGAGTATCAGTACAAAGCAGTAACACATGGTATCGAACAGAAACGATGTTTACTACTATCTCCAACTGGCAGTGGCAAGAGTTTTATTATATACAATTTAATGCGATATGTCAAGGAAAAAAAGAACGTTAAGAAAACTTTAATCATCGTACCTACCACATCATTGGTGGAGCAGATGTATAAAGACTTCGAAGACTATGGATATGATGTAGAGACTAACTGTCACAGGATATATTCTGGTAAGGACAAGACAACGGATTGCCCTATCATTATATCTACATGGCAATCTATCTACAAGTTTGGCACGGACTTCTTTGAACAGTTCGAAGCAATATTCGGAGATGAGGTACATCTGTTTAAGGCAAAGTCGTTATCTACTATGATGGATAAGTGTGTCAATGCCAGATATAGGTATGGCACAACAGGTACACTGGACGGTACCGAAACGAATAAACTAGTACTCGAAGGTTTATTCGGTAAGGTAAACACGGTGACTACCACCGCACAATTGCAGAAAGATAAACAACTTGCAGAACTGGACATATCTGTTTTGTTATTGCGTTATCATAATGACGTGTGTCACATGATGAACGGTAGAACTTACCAAGAAGAAATTGACTACATTGTAACAAACGAGGCACGTAATAGGTTCATTACTAAGTTGACGGTTGACCTTAAAGGCAACACACTTGTGATGTTTCAGTTCGTGGAAAAGCACGGTAAGGTGTTGGTTGAACTTATCAGAGATGCGGTAGAAGAAGGACGTAAGGTCTTTTATGTTTCTGGTGAAGTCGATGCATCTGATCGAGAGAAAATACGTGGAATAGTGGAGAAAGAAAATGATGCAATTATTGTCGCTTCTCTGGGGACTTTTAGCACTGGGATCAATATTAGGAATCTTCATAATATTGTGTTTGGCACTCCTTCAAAATCTCAAGTCAAAGTACTTCAGTCAATCGGACGAGGACTCAGACAATCAGACAACGGACAAGTAACTAAGTTATATGATATCGCAGACGATTTTCATACTAAAGGATACAAGAACTTTACTCTTAAACATAGTGCCGAAAGGATTAAGATATATACTAAGGAAGGGTTTAGATATAAGGTCTATCCTATAGATTTAAAAGGGACACAACTCCCAAAGGAAAATGATAATGACGTATGATATTAAGAAAATTAAACAGTTAAAGTTGGTCTCTGGTGAAGAAATTATATGTGAAATTATTGAAGAGACGGATGATGATTTAATCGTTCGTGCACCTCTTGCAATTCAATTTCATACTAATGATGATTCGACACGCATGTGGACATTCCGTTTGTTCATGTGTTACCAAGACGATCCCGAAAGATTTGTTTTAGTTAAAATTGATAAGATCATGGGTATTGCAAATCCTATACATGAGTTGGTCAGACAGTATCTAAGAGGTGTTGATGAAATGTATATGTTTGATGATGAAGAGGACTTGACACCCGACACCAAAGAAGATCCATGGGCACAGTGGGAAGAAAAAGTGAGTGGTGATAGTGATGGAAAAAGCAACGTTTTAAAGTTTCCGACAGTACATTAATTATGTATTCACTGGGTGGCAAACATTAAGTTTATTATAGCACAGATTTTTNAATCTGTCAAGCGATATTTTAATTATTTTTATGAAGAAAGAAAAGATACTACAAGTAGTCAATTTAGCACCAAGTGAGTCTTGGATAGAGAAGTTGACTGAAATCCACCCTATGCGTCAAATCGCATATGCTACTATAGTACAAGCAGTCGTATTCTTTGGTATGTTGGGAGCATTTAAATTGATAGGTTCTGTTGTATGAAAGTAGGATTCACATGTTCGGCATTTGATCTGTTACACGCAGGTCATATATCAATGCTTAGAGAAGCAAAGGATCAGTGTGACTACCTTATATGTGGTCTACAGGTAGATCCAAGTATAGACCGACCTAACAAAAACAAACCCATTCAAACAATCTTCGAACGATACTCTCAGTTGAATGCTGTGAAGTATGTTGACGAAATCATTCCCTACGTTACAGAGCAAGATCTGGAAGACATCTTATCCGCACTACAACTTGATGTGCGTATCATAGGTGCCGAATATAAGTCGGGTACATTCACAGGACGTGCCATATGTGCCAGTCGAGGTATAGAGATATACTTTAATAAGAGGGATCATAGATTTTCTACGTCTGATTTGAGAGAAAGAGTCTGTAATCACTTGACAAGTACAGACTGATTTGGTATAATATATTAAAACAAGGAAACTACAATGAAACCAAAAGATAAACCCCATTACGTAAACAACAAGGAGTTCTCACTTGCAGTGGTCGATTACTGCACTAAGGTTAAGGAATCTAAAGATAAGGGTGAGAAGCATCCTATCGTGCCAGACTACATCGCAACATGTTTCCTTAAAATCTGTGAGGGACTCTCACACAAATCTAACTTTGTAAGATACACTTATAGAGAAGAGATGGTCATGGATGCCGTAGAGAATTGTCTGAAGGCAATTGAGAACTACAACATTGAGACTGCCACTCGATCTGGTAACCCAAATGCATTCGCATACTTTACTCAGATCTCATGGTACGCATTCCTGCGTAGGATCCAGAAGGAGAAGAAGCAACAGGATATCAAGATGAAGTTTATATCCGAAGCAGGTATTGAACACTTCATTGATAATACTATACCTAACTCTCCAGATCAAGGACAGGAAGTGAACCAACACTATGTCGAACTATTACGTAGTCGTATTGATACCGTAAAAGAAGCAGACAAACAGTTCAAGGAATACGCACAAGAAGAGAAGAAGCAACGCAAGAGACGTGCAGTCAACGTTGACTCAGATCTTAGTGACCATATGGTATAACGCTTGACAAGGTGCATCTATTGTGTTACAATGGGTGTACTAAATGAAAATAGGTAATTTATTATGAGTATGGATTATAACAATCCACAACTGGATAAACCGTACATACAACTAATCTGTCATCCCTACGAGCACGAAACATCCGTGAACACACGTATCACTATAGATGTGTTGCAGAAGGATCTGACACGTGATGATATGTTGCGAGTATTCGAAGAGTTTATGAAAGCAATGGGGTATAACTTTAGTTCGAAAGAATCCCTATGTATTGAGGCATATGACTAAATGAAAATAGCGATACTAAATGACACCCACTGTGGTGCTCGAAATTCATCTGACATCTTTATGGGGTACCAAGAACGTTTCTATTCAGAAGTGTTTTTTCCGTATCTGTTAAAGCATGATATCAAGCAGATCATCCATCTGGGTGACTACTATGATAACCGCAAGACCGTAAACTTCAAAGCACTATCACACAACCGTAAGATCTTCCTTGAGAAGTTACGTGAGTATGGTATTACTATGGATATCATTCTGGGTAACCATGACGTTTACTATAAGAACACCAACGAACTGAATGCTCTGAAAGAACTACAGGGTCACTATATGAACGAAGTGAATCTCATTATGGAACCCACTGACATGGACTATGATGGATTCAAGATGGCACTCGTGCCGTGGATCAATCCAGAGAACGAGAAGCAGACTCTTGACTTCCTTGAGAATACTTCCTCGCAATGGGTAGGTGCTCATTTGGAACTCGCAGGGTTTGAGATGGCACGTGGACAAATCTGTAAGGAGGGTATGGACGCAAGTGTGTTTAACAGGTTCGAGTCTGTATTGTCTGGACACTTTCATGCTAAGTCATCACAGGGTAACATTCATTATCTGGGTGCTCAGTATGAGTTCTTCTGGAGTGATTGTGATGATCCTAAACACTTCCATGTACTTGATACCAAAACAAGAGAGTTAGAATCAATACACAATCCTATTACTATCTACGAGAAGATCTATTATGATTCACGTAGACCACCTAAGAAGTTTAAAGATCTGCGATACCTTGACGAGAAGTTTGTAAAGATCATTGTGGTAAACAAGGGTGACGTACTGGACTTCGAAAAGTTTGTAGGTCGTGTACAGGATCAGAAGATCCACGAACTAAAGATTGCCGAAGACTTCAAAGACTTCCTTGGTGAGAATGTGAGTGACAACCTACAGGTTGACGATACTGCCACACTTGTAAACGAATATGTTGACGCAGTAAGCACAGACCTCGATAAAGACCGAATCAAGTTAGAGATATCTACACTCATGACCGAAGCACAGAATATGGAAATTATGTAATGGACTTGACAAATACTAATTATTGTAGTATAATACACATATGATAAAATTTCAGAAACTTAGATACAAAAACTTTCTATCGTCTGGTAATGCATTTACCAACATAGATTTTGACGCATCTCCAACCACTCTGGTTGTAGGTCAAAACGGTGCAGGTAAGTCCACTATGTTGGACGCACTGTCGTTTGCTCTATTTGGCAAACCACACCGTAAGATCTCTAAACCACAGTTGGTCAATACAATCAATGCCAAAGGCACAGAAGTAGAAGTAGAGTTTGCTATTGGTAAGCAAGAGTATAAGATTGTACGTGGGATTAAACCTAACAAGTTTGAGATATGGGTTGGTGGCAACATGATGAACCAAGCATCCCATGCCAAAGAGTATCAGCAGATGCTTGAGAAGAACATACTCAAGTTGACTCACAAGTCGTTTCACCAGATTGTTGTTTTGGGATCAAGTTCATTCGTTCCTTTCATGCAGTTATCTGGGGGTGCAAGACGTGAGGTGATCGAGGATCTACTCGACATCAATATATTCTCTAAGATGAACGGCATCCTAAAGGAAAAGATGTCAATACTCAAGGGTGATATGCAATCCAATACTCACAAGATAGAACTGGTCAAGACTAAGATTAACTCACAAAAGAAGTATCTTCGTGATTTGTCTGCCGTCAATGCAACATACCGTAAGGACAAAGAGACAGAGATAGAAGTACTACAGGCAGAGGTGGAGACTTTACAAGCACGTAATACAAAACTATCTGATGATATTACATCCAAAGAACCACCATTGACTAAACAGATTACAGATCTAAGTAANAAGTCAAAGGATCTAAACGAATACCTATCTACCTTTAAAGCACAGGCAAAGGTTGTGGTTAAGGAAGCAAAGTTCTTCGAAGAGAACGAGACGTGTCCGTCATGTGACCAAGATATAGATGAGACTATTCGTAAAGATAAAGTGGCAAAAGCAAAAGCACGTGCCAAAGATCTTAACGATGCTATGTCCAAAGCAAAGGTCAAGAATGATGAGTATGAATCAATACAAGAATCACTGACTGCAATGGCAGAAGCAATACGTAACTGGCAGAACGAGGTTAACAATAACAACAGCACTATCACCCGCACATACAAGCAGGTAGATAGAATACGTAAAGAGATTGACGGTCTATCAGATAACACTGGTGATCTTAAACAAGCAAACGATAGTCTCGAAACGTTGTCCAATGAACTGCACACGACACAAGATGCCAAGTACAAACTTAATGAGCAGTACTCATACAATCAAGTGGCAAGTGAGTTGCTACGTGATACTGGTATCAAGACCAAAATTATTAAACAGTACATACCTGTCATCAATCAGTTGACTAACCAGTACTTACAGATATTAGATTTCTTCGTCCACTTTGATCTGGATGAGAGTTTCCAAGAGACCATACGTTCACGTTTCCGTGACAACTTCTCTTATGATTCTTTCTCTGAAGGTGAGAAGCAACGTATCGATTTGTCCCTACTATTTACGTGGAGACAGATTGCTAAGATGAAGAATAGTGTGGCAACCAACTTACTCATACTTGATGAAACTTTTGATTCATCTCTGGATGATGATGGGGTTGACAATCTAATGAAGATCCTGTATAGTTTGGGAGAAGAGACCAACGTGTTTGTTATCTCACACAAAGCAGAATTGGAAGACGCACAGTTCCAACGCAAGTTAGAATTTGTGAAGGAGAAAAACTTCTCCAAATTAAAAGTAGCATAGGGGTTGACATGTCGATTTCTTTGTGTTACAATGACCGTATATTAACTAAAACTAGAGAGATTTATTATGGAATTATCTGATCGTACTCTTGGAGTACTAAAAAACTTTGCAAACATTAATAGTAATATTGTGTTCCGTGAAGGCAACGAACTGAAGACCATCTCAATGGCAAAGAACATCCTTGCGAAAGCATCACTGGATGAGTCTATACCCAATGAGTTTGGTATTTATGACTTACATGAATTTTTGAACATCATGGGATTGGTAGACAACCCATCTCTGAAGTTCGAAGACAAGCACGTGGTGATCTCTGATTCCACGGGTTTACGTGGTAATAAGTACTTCTTCTCTGACATCGATATGTTATCGTCCCCTACAAAGGATGTTATCATGCCAGAACCAGAAGTGCAGTTTACCTTAGATACGGATACACTAAGTAGATTGAAACGTGCAAGTGCAGTCCTTGGTCATGATCTTATTTCGATTACCCCAAACGGTAAGAGTGGTGGATCTGTCAAGTTAACTGTAATTGACAAAGACGATGCAACGTCTAATAGTTTCTTCACTTTTGTAGAAGGAGTTTATGATGAAGGAGTTGATTTCAACTTTGTAATAAACGTTAATAACCTAAAGATAGTCAATGAGGACTTCATGGTGGGTGTATCTTCTAAGAGGATCTCACACTTTGCAAGTAAGCAATCGTCTATTGAATATTTTATCGCACTTGAAGCATCAACTTATGGAGAATAACATGTCGAAACAAGAAGCAAAAAAAGAAGCACCACAGGCAGACGAACGTCTGGCAGTGTTGCAAGATCTCGCAAACCGTGTAGCACGTTCTACTGTAGCAGTAATTGATACAGTTGTACAACGTGGTGGGTTCAAGGGAGAAGAATTATCTACTATTGGACAGTTGCGTGACCAATCTATCGAGTGTATTCAACTCGTGGAGCAGTTACAGAACGATACTCAGTAGGTAGGTGATGTAATGAAGCAGTATCTTACTGGTAAATTACATGGGGTTTCCGTAACCCGAACCGAGTTAGATTATGATGGTAGCATTGCTATTGATACTAATCTACTAAAAGCGGCAGGTATAAAAGAGTATGAACATATTTTTGTATACAATGTCACTAACGGTGAACGGTGGGAAACCTATGCCATCCTCGCAACAGAGGGTTCTGGCATCATCTCCGTCAATGGAGCAGGTGCAAGAAAGGCAGAAGTAGGTGATAACCTCATTATTTGTGTATATGAAAGTATACCAGATAACTGGGTAGTGACACCTAACCTCGTGTACGTAACAGCAGATAATACTATCTGTCGTATTGATCGAACAATACCTACACAAACACATTGACAAAACGTTTCTTATAGTGTACAATGTGTACTATAAGAAACACTTTTAATATTATGGAGTATCTATGCGAGACGAATTTCTCTGGGTCGAAAAGTACCGTCCCCAAAAAGTATCCGAAACTATCCTACCCGATAGTCTCAAGAAAACATTTCAAGCAGTAGTTAACGGTAAGGAATTACCTAACATGCTACTCTCTGGTACCGCAGGTACTGGTAAAACTACAATCGCACGTTCCATGTGCGAAGAACTGGGTCTTGACTATATTGTCATCAACGGTTCTGAAGAGGGTAACATTGATACCCTT